GGTTCTGGTTCTGGTTCTGGTTCTGGTTCTGGTTCTGGTTCTGGTTCTGGTGCGTCGTGATTGGTACTATCTTCTTTCAACAGTGCCAATGCAAATTCCCGACGTTCAGTGATACCGGGGATATCGTCCCATCTTTCCACCATTTCCAGACAAAGGACTAGAATGGCATCTTTTGACAGAGGGTTTAGTTCTTGTAACCCCTGTAATGCACAAGACAGCGCGTCAACCTGCCCGTTGCGGTCTTTTTTGCTTACTGCGTCAATAACCGCACGGGCTTGCTCCAGTTTATCGGCGGTTAGGTCATAGGCATCTTTTTTGAACAAGACGGCAAGGGCAACGACCGTTTCTAAATCCAGAGTTTCGATATCAACAGGAGTGTTATCTACTTCTTTTTTAACACTGGATTTTTTCTTTTTATCGGGTTGTTTGATGGGTTCGATGTTATCTACCACAAATTGAACAAACGGTTCCGGGTTAGCAGAGGTGACCATTTGTTCGTCATTTGCTGCCACTAATCGCCTTAGCAAAGGGATCAACATCTCCAGCAGCTCATTATTTTTGTCTAAGGATGTTTCTAGGCTCATTTATTCTTAACCTTTTTATTTTGTATACAAAGTGATGGGGAATTGCGTTTTAGGGTTGCGTTGTAGTTTTTCAAATTTCCGTAGCCAGCGCAGACGGCGAACGGTGTTGTTCATGGGGTACTTATCGATAGAAACTATTTTTGGTTTCATGACCTGAACTCCTCATTTTTGCGTATCAAAAAGCACAACCGCCAAAATTTGGTGGTTGGTGTGGTAACGAAGGTATGTGCTTTTTGATAGGGGGTAGTAGGGCGTGGAGAGAAACGCCCTTTAATACGATGCTATTTCTGAGTCAGAGAAATAAGTGCCTTGGCGTGCAGTTCGGCAGATTTGCAATCTAGATGGATTAGACCAGCATAAAGCCGAGCATTATCAATACCGCTATTCTCCCAATGAGAAAGAACAGCTCCACCAAGATAAAGAGCGCTACTACCTACATGGTAATAGTCAGTTCCTGTTTCCAATGGTATTCTCTCAGGTTCTGGTACATCAAACCCCCCGATCCTGATAGTTTTTGGTTTGAGGCGGTATTCTTGATCAAACCAGAATTCAACAGGCCCACGGCAATTATGCCATTCCTTATCGCCCAATCTCCGGGTTTGGAAATGCGTCCACGGTTCATTGGTTGCGTGTGAGATCCTTGCGTACTCGGTGAGTAACTCGGCATGTATATGTTTAGTCATTGTCATTAGCTCTCAACCAGGTCTGAAAAACCATTCACCAACGTTTCAGCCAGCTTTTCGAGTGCGAGCGCCTGCCTTTCTACTGCCTCTGGCACTATTAGGAACCTAGCCTCTCGTGCCACGATTTCTTTGTAAGCATTGATAACTGCTGTTCTAACGTCTTCGGGGAGTGATTGGAATTTTGATTCTGGTATATCATCGAAAGAGCGGATATATGGTCGGTCGCCATCGTATTCCGATAAATCACATTCCATTAGTTCAGTAGGAGTGCGTCCGAAATAATCCGCCAGCTGTTTTAGTGTTGAGTACTTTGGGTCTTTCACTTCACCTGATAATGTTCTATGCAATGTTGATTGGTTCATTCCGAGGCTTTCGGCTAGTTTAGCTACACTTTTTATCTCGTGGATAGCCATTAAATACGCTATGTTTCTGATTAACATTTTTATTTATTTCACCATTATTGAATGTTTTTAATATAAAAGGGTGTTGCCTGATTATTTTGCTACCTCAGGCGGCGGTAGTTCCAGCGTTCCCCAACGCAAAGGAATCGGTTATAATTCGATCTCCCCAATGTTTAAAGGATGTTATCTATGAACAAACCAGTAAAGCGCGTTCCGACGTTTGATCATATGCCACCTAAATCAATCAGGCCTACCCCTCAACCTAGCCCAGCTAAGGCTCCGCCGAGTAATACAGGGGATACTAAAAAGTAAGGAGATCCATCATGAGCCGAGATCAAATATTAGAAAGAATTTTGTATTCCCATTACTTGGAACAGGTGTATTCGACCGCTACCGGAAGAGTGGATAAATTCATATCTGTGTTGATGTTTATCTTTGGCTCAACGATTGTTTTTAACGGGAATCCTTATGTTTTTGGTTTTCTGATAGTTGCTTTGACCGCGATTCAGACAAACTTTCAATTTGCTTTGAAGTCAGGATTAGCTAAAAAGAAGGCAGCGGATTACTTAAAACTTCATACGTTGGAATCTAAGTATGATGACCAAGCCTTAATGGATAAGTTACTTGAACTAGAAGGCAGTGATGAAATCTTGTGGTCTTCACTCCAAAATATTGCGGTATTGAAAACTCAAATCAAACTGGAAGTACAACCTGATTTGCAAGAGAAACTGACGCTATCAGGAAAACTGACCAAATTAGTATTTGCCTGAATCCTGCTCACCATAGGTTACTCAATGAGTGACCTATAATTAGCCGCTCTATTTAATATTTGTTCCTCCTCTTGATTAAATACAGCACGTGCCTCACTGCCAGTGTTGCCCGTTCGCGCCCGTTACCCACTCTCGTGCGGAGCTAACCTTCCCACCGACCGGATCGCACCCGATGGTACGTCGCATTTTATGCGTAGGGGTCTAAACAGTAAGGAGTGTGCTGTTCCGACTTTCTAAATTGTTAAAGAGCAGTATCCGTAATAGGATTTGAATTCTTTATGGGATTAAATATCCCTTTGTGTATTTAATATAGATACAAAAAGGGATAGATTGCAAGGTAAAAAAAGCCGCTTTTTGCGACTTATTTTTACTTAATTGTTTTTGAAGGGATTATTTTACTAGAAGAGGTGGCTTAGCTACTCCTGCCACATAGTGCATTGTTTTGATCGTGTTTTTAGGTGCGCGAATAGGAGCTTGGTCTTCATTAACATTTAATAGATGGTAGTACCCATCGCGTTCGAACAGAAAGGTTTTAACGGTGGTATCGCTACTTGTGGTTGTGAGTAAAACTTCATCCCCAGGGGAAATTTGGTTGTTGGGTTCTACTATGACAAATTCGCCTTCTTTGACCCTAGGCATTAATGAAGTGTCTAAGCATTTCACTGCATACACATCTTTATCGTAGGATGGCCAGCGGATATATCCTTTACGCTTATTAAAGGTAATTTCGTCTAGTTGGTAGTTGTCTTTAACATCGGCATTAATGCTTATATCATCTCGGATAGGTACGTTGGGGAACTTCTGGGTGTAGTACTCTCCGTCGACTTCAATAATGGCTGTCGCCTCTGCATTTTGTAAATCACATTCAACTAAATCTATCACTGAAACACCAAAAAAGTCAGCCAATTGCTTTAATGTCGCATACTTTGGATCGCTGACTTCGCCTGCCAATGTTCGGTGTAATGTTGGTTGGTTCATTTTCAGACGTTTGGCTAGGTCTTTCACACTAGATATGCCATGCGTCTGCATCAAATATTTTATATTTCGAGCCATAAAATCAAGGCCAAGTTCAGACGACATTTCCACACCTCGGTTAATTATTAATCAGTTATTCGTAATGGTATATATTAAATTTTTTTAGATTCCGTTCCAGTATTGAAATAAATTCCCTTTTCGTATAGCTTTGCCCCCTACACTAATTGAGGAGTTTTGACTATGTACGAATTTCATCCACAAGAGTTGATCAAAAAAATTATAGACGCTGGATTCAGCCAAAAACAGGTGGCTAAACAAATCGGTGTTAGTCAGGCATCGTTAAGCCGCATTATGACTGGAACCAGCCCAGATCCCCGTTTGTCCACTGTTCGTGCTATTGAGCGTTTTTACACTGAGTTTGTGGACAAAAAATAATAGGGCGTAACCATATGTTAGAACAAAAACGCTGGGGGGCAACGCTGGATGAGTGGAACAATTGCGATCTACTACTTGGTCTTGCGGAGAAACTGTTACCTGTTGTGTGTAATCCTGATGCCCAAGTGTCCCCCGATTCATCACTGAAAAGCATTGGTAAGACACCGAGTCGTTACAATCGTTCACGACAAGTGGTGGGCATTCCTAAGTGGACAGAGAAGAAAGCGACTGACTCTGATATTACGATATGGTCGAAAGAACTGGATTACGGTATTTGCCTGCGTACTGGTTTAGGTGAACTGGCGGTGGATTGTGACAGCGAAGATGAAAAAGTACAGGCTCAGATCCAGACGCTGTTAATTAAGATGTTTGGCAAGCTGCCTCCGCGCCGTTATCGCAATAACTCCAACAAGTGTCTGTACCTGCTATCAGTTAAGGGCGAATACCGTAAGCGTATCCATCGTCTGGAAGGGGATTTGGGCATTATTGAGCTGTTGGCTCAGGGGCAACAGTTCGTGGCTGCGGGGACACATCCTAGTGGCGCACGTATTCAATGGGACGGGGGCTTACCCGGTGATCCGCTCGAAATCACACCTGAACAATTAGAAATGTTGTGGTCTGCACTGGAGGAACATCTGCCCGTTACTGGCTCTACCGAGGCCAACGTTGCTGGTAAGTTACGCGATCGGAGTATTGCCACACCTAACGCTACTGATGAAACCGCCGATTATCTGGACGCGAACGGCTGGACATTATCGTTTGGTAAAAACGGTGAGCGTTATATCAAGTGCCCGTTTGAAAGTGGCCACAGCATCGCTAGCGACACTACCAGTACCGCGTATTTTTCATCAAACACGGCAGGTTTTAAGGTCGGGCACTTCAAGTGCCTGCATGCTTCCTGTGCGCATCGTAATGATGGCGATTTCCTGAACGCCGTTGGTTTTGGCATTGATGATTTTGAAGACCTGACTTCTACCGTGATATCAGAACCCGCACCGTTACCTGCGTTCAAGCGCGATAAATGGGGCCAGATTGAAGCGACGATAGAAAACACATTCAAAGCGGTTATACGCCCGGATTTTGTTGGTATCGAAATTCGTTTCGATCAGTTCCGGGATGAAATTATGTTTTCACCAACGGGCACGGCTCAGTGGCAGGCATTCAATGACGCTGAGTACTCACGCCTGCGCATCACATTGGAAAATCGGGGATTTAAGCCCGTCGGTCGTGAATTGGTTCGCGATGTCGTGATGTTGGTGGCGGATGAACAACCGTTCGACTCTGCTATTGAGTGGCTCAATAGTTTGGAATGGGATGGTATCCCCCGTATTGAGCGTTTTTACCATACTCATTTTGGTGCAGAGGATACTCCTTATACCCGTGCGGTATCCATGTACACGTGGACGGCATTGGCAGGACGGGTGTTATCCCCTGGCTGTAAGGTAGATATTGTACCCATTCTGGTAGGTGAACAGGGTTGCGGTAAATCGTCAGGGATTGCGGCTCTAGCCCCTGATCCCGAATTTTTTACCGATATCAGTTTTGCTGAAAAAGATGATGATCTGGCCCGGAAAATGCGCGGGCGCTTAGTTGCGGAAATTGGCGAATTACGGGGGCTAAATACTAAAGAGCAAGAAAGTATTAAAGCCTTTGTTACCCGTACACATGAAAACTGGGTGCCTAAATACCGTGAGTTTGCCGTTAAATTTCCCCGGCGTCTATTGTGCATGGGATCGACCAATAAAAACGAATTCTTAGGGGATGAGACTGGCGAACGGCGGTGGGCACCGGTTGAAGTAGCTAAAATCAATCTTCAAGCGATTAAAGATGATTTATTGCAATTGTGGGCGGAAGCGGCGGTTGTTTACAAGCAAAGTGGTATCGAGTTCAGAGAAGTTGAAAAGTTAGCTGTGGAAGTGCATGGGCAATACCAAATCAAGGATGCTTGGCTGGAAATTGTAGAAAGCTGGTTAGATGAACCGGATTTGATGACTGGCGAGAAACCTTGTTCGCGTTCTTTTCTGCGAGCCAGTGATGTATTACGCGAGGCTTTGGGTTTTGAACCTTCACGAATTAGCAAACGCGAAGAGATACGGATCAGTAATGTTTTGCGAAATTGTGGTTTTAAACGTGTTCAACGACGTGTTGAAGGGAAAGTTTGCAAAGTTTGGGAGTCGGAGTAACCAATGTAACCAATGTAACCAATGTAACCAATGTAACCAATGTAACTCTATAAAGTATTGTTAGGTATGTAACCAACTGTATCCACCAGTATCCAATAGGTAGTTACGTTTTAGCCCAGAGAGAATAAGGCGTGAAACCAATGTAACCAATGTAACCACCTAGCTATAACTACCCCATTATATATATAAGGGGCTCAGGGAAAAGGTTAAGGAATAGCGGTTACACATGGATACAGATGGTTACACCATAGATAAACAACAGCTTTGTTAAGGTGACGCCATTAGTTTTTTTTTTTTTTTGCGTCCTACAGCACACCGGCACGTAAGCGCAACGGCTTCCAGTGAAATTTTTTTTCGGTACAACAAACTACAGGACAAAATTCTATGCGCGATATTCAACAGGTTTTAGTTCGATGGGGAGGGTGGTCTAGCAACTCGACGCAAGTGAGCTGGACGCCTGTTGCCGCTGGTTTTAGCGGCCTGCTTCCAGCCAGTGGCGACAACAGACCGACATGCAGCGACGCGGACGGACTTATAGTCGATTTGTGCGTAGCACGGCTACAGGTACGAGGGCGAGAAGAGGAGCTGGAATATATCCAACAGCATTACATGTACGGACGCTCTAAAAGAGAAATTGCCCGCGACCTGTGTGTATCAGAGAGTTTGGTACGGCACAAAATGCAGGTCGCTGAGAGCTTTATTGCTGGTTGCTTAGATATGCTTGATATTCAATTAGATATGGATTTATCGGTCAAAATATAAGCAATCGAATTGAAAACATTAGTGCGCTGCGCAAAACATGTGCTATTGTGCTAGAAATGGTTTTTTCACCCTGAACAAAAGCGCCTGATATTGGGCGCTTTTGCTTTTTAGGGCAAAAATAGAAAACTCAGTAAAACAGCGCTTACTGACCGAGATTTTCCTAAACTCCAATAGTGGCGATTTGTTACAAAAATGTTATATCAAAAAGCAGGCTGTTTTAGGCGAGAAGATTGTCACTTTTGAGGCTTAGAGGTGTCTTTTGCTCTGAGTTGGAAATCACAGGTTCGCCTAAGCGCCATTATGTTAAATAGCGCCTGTTTTTAACAAATTATCCATGTCATTCGACGATCGCTTACGAGCGTTAAATTCTCACCGACACAGGGATGTAATTAAGACGCTACAGGGGTGAGCGGTCAGTGAATGGTGTAATTCAGGATGCTAGACGCCTTTATTGATAAAGTTCTAGGGGGTATGTGGGGATTACCTGTTCCAGCCGACCGCATAACTCAAATAGGCAGGACCACAATTTAACTCTGCAACAACTGCGTGTTGGTTGCGCCGGATCAGTAACCGGTAATAATTCCAAGCCTCGCACCCGCGGGGTTTTTTCGTATCTAATTCCCCCGAATTCGGGGGTTTTCCGATTCTCCGGTCATTCCGGTTA